ATTGTCTCTGAATCAGAGATTGTCAAAGTTCTACCAAACTATTCAAGTGATTTTGAATACAGACAAACAGAATTTAGAGATCTTTTGCATTCGTTAGGAATGGATGTTGAAAAACCATATCAGCGTCAAGATGGATTACAGCATAGAAATCGTTTCAATGAAGTTGTGGTTTGCAGCCGATGGGTTGGTAACTCTAGACTAGATTCAGAATGGTTGAAGAGTGGTTATGCAAGTAGGGAAGCCATTGACAAAGCAAGCGGAAGTAAACTAACAGAAGATATTTATCGTGCTAGATACGAAACTGAGGATGCNCAAGCATTNTTAGANTCTCGTGATAGATATGATNCANCAACAACAGAGGAAGAATAAATGCNAATTAANAAAGATTACTCCAANGATTCATTNTTTGATGAACTTGGTNTGAAACGANTGAAAGAATCGTACATGCGNNNTGATGAAAANTCACCTCAAGATAGATTTGCATTTGTATCANAATCTTTCGCTACTGACGAAGCACANGCACAAAGATTGTATGATTATGCNTCNAANCATTGGTTATCNTACTCTACACCAATTCTATCTTTTGGTCGAAACAAACGAGGCTTACCGATTAGTTGTTACCTAAATTTCTTAGACGATACTTCTGANGGTTTGGTNAATAACTTGTCAGAAACAAATTGGTTATCTATGATGGGTGGNGGNGTAGGAGTTCATGTGGGNATTCGAGGATGCGATGAAAAATCAGCAGGTGTTATGCCGCATTTAAAAGTATANGANGCTTCTAGTTTNGCGTATAAACAAGGTACTACTCGCAGAGGTTCATATGCAGCATACTTAGATATCAATCACCCTGATATTGTTCAATTCTTAGAAATGCGCAAACCAACAGGTGATCAAAATATGCGAACTTTGAATTTAAATCATGGTGTAAATATTTCAGATAAATTTATGCAACTCATTGAAAAATGCATGATTGATCCAACTATGGATGATTCTTGGGATCTTATTCAACCTCATAGTGGTAAAGTTACAGAAAAAGTATCTGCGAAAGCATTGTGGATGAAACTCCTAGAAATTAGAATGCAAACAGGAGAACCNTACCTGTGGTTTATTGATCGNGCAAATGAAGGNTTACCTGAATATCAAAAGAAACTAGGCTTGAAAAACAACGGTTCAAATCTATGCAGTGAAATTTCATTAGCTACATCNNCAGAACGAACCGCAGTATGTTGCTTAAGTTCACTGAACATAGAACATTATGATGATTGGAAAGAAGANAANCAGTTTATTCCTGATGTGTTGGAAATGTTAGATAATGTAATTGAATACTTTATTGAAAATGCACCTGATGAAATTAAACGAGCAAAATATAGTGCAATAAGAGAAAGAAGTGTAGGTGTAGGTGCTTTGGGTTATCATGCTTATTTGCAAAAGAACAATATTGCTTTTGAAGGAGCTATTGCTAAAGTTACAAACATTCGAATATTCAAACACATTCGAGCACAATTAGATGAAGCAAACGAAAAGTTAGCTATCTTACGTGGGCCTTGTCCAGATGCTGCTACAATGAACGTGATGAAAAGATGTAGTCATGTTATGGCGGTTGCGCCAAATGCATCTAGCTCAATTATTATGAACAACACTTCTCCAAGCATTGGAACCTTATTCTGCAAATGCCTATCGTCAAGATACAACATCAGGTGCTTTCCTCAATAAGAATAGATTTCTGGATAAAATTTATTAAAGAAAAATCATTGGAACATAATGAATCTTGGTATGATGACACTTGGGCTAGTATTATTGCTGATGATGGTTCTGTGCAAACTTTAGACTGGTTAGATCAATACACTAAAGACGTATTCAAAACAGCTCCTGAGATTGATCAAAGATGGATAATTGAACTAGACTTCAGATCGTCAAAAGTTTGTAGATCAAGTCAATTAGCACTAATTTATTTTTTAGACCTGATGTTAGCGTAAAATATTTACATGCTGTGTCATTTCCAAGCTTGGAAACAAAGGNNTTAAAATCTTTATATTACATTCGTAAGTTCTAAAATTAAGAAAAGCTGATAAAGTTGGTCAGAAGGTTGAGCGCAGAAGAATTGAAGATGAAATTGATATGTCAGCATTGATAAACAATGAAACTTGTTTGGCTTGTGAAGGTTGATGTATAATAGAGGCTGCTTCGGCAGTCTCTTTCTATTTAAAGGATATAAAATGAAAACAAAATTAAAACTTACAGATAAACGCAGTTACTTTAAACCTTTTAGTTACCCTTGGGCGTATGATGCTTTTCTGATGTCTGAAAAGATGCACTGGTTGCATACTGAAGTACCAATGATTGAAGACGTAAATGACTGGAAAAATAAACTAACTGATAACGAAAAGCAATTTCTTACACACATCTTTAGGTTCTTTACTCAAGGTGATATTGATGTAGCGGGTGCTTATGTTACGAATTATTTACCTAATTTTCCTGCTCCTGAAGTACGAATGATGTTGTCTAGTTTTGCAGCACGAGAAGCTATTCACGTAGCAGCTTATTCACACCTGATTGAAACATTAGGTATGCCAGAAACAACTTACAACGAGTTTTTGCAATATGAAGAAATGAAAGATAAACACGAGTATATCGAATCTTTTATTGCTTTGGATGAAAATTCAGTAGCACAACAAATTGCTGTGTTTAGTGCTTTCACAGAAGGTATGCAGTTATTCAGTTCTTTTGTAATGCTATTAAACTTTACTCGATTTGGTAAGATGAAAGGAATGGGTCAAATTATTGCGTGGTCGCAAGTTGATGAATCACTTCATACTGAAAGCATGATTAAACTCTTTAGAGAATTCGTAAAAGAAAATAAGCAGATTTGGAATGACGAATTAAAATCACAGTTGTATGTTGTTGCAGAAACAATGGTTAATCTTGAAGATAAGTTTATTGATCTAGCTTTTGGTGTAAATGAAATGCAAGGGTTGACTAAAGAAGAAGTTAAACTCTATATTCGATATATTGCAGATCGTAGACTAATCGCTCTTGGTTTAAAGGGAATCTTTAAAATCAAGAAGAATCCTTTGCCTTGGGTGGACGGAATGCTAGGAGCAACCCATAGTAACTTCTTTGAACAACGAGTAACCGATTACGCCAAAGGTGCTTTGACTGGTGACTGGCAAGATGTTTGGGCTAAGTAAAACATGTTCTCGCTGTGGAGAGTTAAAATCCTACGGCGAGTTCTCAAATTATAAGCACTCGAAAGATGGCAAGAAGGCGGCTTGCAAGACTTGTCAAAAAGTTTATAATGATCAATGGTTTGAGAAAAATAGAGATAAGAAAGCAGAGTCAAATCGTTGGTGGATGATTGAAAATAAATACAATCTAACAAAACAACAATACTTGAATCTTGTGGAGACACAGAATTACAATTGTAAAATATGCGGTACACATCAAGATGATAACACTCACAAGTATCTTTATGTTGATCATTGTCATTCAACTGGTTTAGTCAGAGGATTACTGTGTCGATCATGTAATTCAATGCTTGGCATGGCTAAAGATAATCCCACTATCTTAGAAAATGCAATTACTTATTTAAAGGAAACAAATGAAACATAACAAAAGAGAAGGGTGGGATGGATGAAAAATCTAGTAATCTTTAAAGCTCAGTGGTGTAACCCCTGTAAACAACTGACTAAAACTATCGAAAGTATTGACCTTGGTATTCCAGTTAATACAGTAGATATTGATACTGATACTACAGCTACTGCTGAATACAACATTCGTGGAGTACCTACAGTATTGCTCATGCAAGATACACAAGTTATAAAGCGACACACTGGTTCAATGTCAGTTAAACAACTACAAGAGTTTGTAGCTTAATTACAGACGTAAAAATACCCCTCAGAAGATTCCGTAAGGTTTCCTTTGAGGGGTTTTCTTTTATTTGAAAAGACCGTTTATGAATCTAGTCTTACCATCTGTTTTCTTAGCTGTTAGCACTTGCTTGCGATTACTACCTTGATTAAAACTAATGTGAGTCCAAGTATTGAATTCATTAATAGCTTGATCAAAAGGTAAATTTAACTTTAAAAGCATTTGCACTACATCATATGGTGCAACACCAGCAACTACAATATCTACTGCTTTACCTTCACTGTGTTGGCTTGTTTTAACGCCTCCAACAGCTTTGTTTACTGCAGGACTACGGTAGCCGCTAGTTACAGTAGCGGATCGTCCTAGGGCTGTTCTAAGCGGTTGCAGGACATTTGTTACCAGCATTTGTAGATTATCAATAACTTCTGGAGTAGGTTCGTTAGAAATACCTAATCGTTTAGCTGAAGCTGATTGAGTAAATTCATTTAGGTTGAAATTCTGAGATAGTTTCATACTTCTCCTTATTTAGATAGTTTGTTAATTACTTCATCTTTGGATTGAGAACTTCTAGAAGAACCGCGATGAAAGTTAATGATAGTACCTGTTAGTGTCCATAAGGAACCCAATGCCATGTAAACCAATTCTTTATTCTCAGCAGGAACACCTTGAAAGAAAGCAAGCCAAGATACAATAACAGCAGCACTTACTACAATGAAGTCTAAAATATATGCAGCATTTTTAGCTACAGTTGAAGCCGAGTCTGCTTCTTGAATACGAGCATTCATGCTACGAGCATCTGCTGTGTTCTTATTGCTTTGCTCTTCTTGGAATTCTTCATGTTTGAAAGCTGCCAGTTTTAACTCAGCAATCTTTTCAGCATTCATATCAGGTTCCAGCTTAACGCCAATTTTATCTTCTACATAATCTAAACCTTTGTCAACTACTGCTTGAGCAATCTTTGGAAGATTATTAGATATTAGAGAACTGATTATACTAGCAACTATTGGTAACATATATTATCCTTTATAACCTACTGTGCATGTTAGATCTTACAGACCTACTATCATTTTCAAAACATTGGTAATTCCCATGGATTGAGTAAGTACAACTAATACAGCACCCATTGCTAAATACTTAATTTGATTCAGTGTTTTCTCAATACCACTTAAAGAATTACGTAAATCAGTAGAAATATCCTGAAGTTTCTTTAATTCATCAGCATGGTCTTCTACTCTTAGTTCTAGCTTAATAACGCGGTGTTCAATAAGTTCTTGCATGATTACTCTTTCGGATTCTTCAATGATATAAATGAAAAGACCACCCGAAGGTGGTCTATAATGATTTATTATATCATTAGTATTGATTTAAATCAAGGGTTATTTATTTAAGATTTACTTTCTGAAAATACATTAACAAATACAGTGCCATCTTCCAAGGCTTCAATCTCATGCCACTCGGCTGCTCGTAGATTTACCGGCTGAGTGTCTTTGGTCATCACCAGTTCGCGGCCTTCTTTACGGGCCACACATTTACCGGAATGACACATCGTCAAATGGGCATATGAGTGCTCATGGCGGGGTATGCCTTCCCCTGCATTAGCGTGGTAGACATTCATCATCGCACCGTCATATGTAACAACATGTCTAGGGGCTATGGCAATCACAACTCCTGTACTCCAGTGCCAATGGGCTGGTCTGCGGCAAACACTACTGAAGCTGCTGCCTCGGCATCTTTGGCTGCTTGCCATAAAACCAGAACCGGCTCATATTCTGCAAACGATGTTATGAACTGGTTTTGCGGCTTAGTAGTCTCAGCGTTCGCAAAAACATCTTTGTATTCTACTTCACCGTATGTATCATACCATTGAACAGCATGTATTGATGGGTCAAGCGAAGACAAGTCAATACCGCCAAAGCCAACACCGTCAACGCTTACTACACCGTCTACAGGGATAATAGTTACTTTCATGATTTCACCTCTATTACTTTAATTGCTGGGTTAGCATATTGAATTGTTGATAGCAAGACATGTTGGGAGTTCTCGTTGGACTTAACCATTTCGTTGCGAAAAGATTCAACCGCTGCACCTGTTTGTCTTTGTTGCTGACTGTTCTCAATCATCAGGACAGGCAACCAAGCAATAGAACAACCGTAATCGTCAATCTCTTCGCCTGTGTTTGGATTAGTGCCACGTACCTTCATAAACCACGCGCACTCAAGTTGTCGGCAGGGCTTAAACCCATCGAGAGGGCAGTTTGCTTTTGTTTCTAGTTTCATAATCAGTTCTTTGTAGCGATGATCGTATCAACGTAAGCAACGTTGATTGCCGCAGTTGCAGCGGATAATGAACCTGAGAAACTGTGCGTGTGTGAGCCACCGCCTCCTGTTGCTCCAGTAGATGTCGCGGACGTTCCATTTGAACCACCACCAGCACTACNGCCANTGCCAGAAGTAAAGGCTGTAGTATGAGTGTGGCTCGGCATCTGTGCAGTAGACAGCGTTGTTGCCCCAACAGTACCGCTTAAAGAACCTGATACTGATGGAGTGCCAAACGCAGTAGTAAATGCAGCAGAGCCGCCAGAACCTGCAGTACCAGAGACAACACGCAGTGCCTTGTTGTCGTGTGCAGTTGATTTTGTCCAGCCAGTAGGAGCAGATGTTTGTATAAACAACATAACACTACCTGCTGGAATTGGATTTACTGCTGCTGTACTCTGCGTAGTAGCATCACTGAAAGTTATACCAGTTCCATTAAGACTTGATGGCATCTGTAGCTCCTTTCATTGCTTTAATTTCTTGTTTTAACATTTCAATTTCCTTTGCTAATTCAATTACAGAGACTAACGCAGCATTTCCATATGCCACAGCTAGTTTATTATTATTATCCAATGAGACAGAATCTGGTAATAATGTTCGCAAACTCTGTGCGCTAACACCCACCTGTGTTTGACCAGTATCAATACGATCATAAATTCCGTATCTAACTTGTGCAAGTTTGTTTACGAAATTATCAGGTAATTCACGCCAGTTTATCTTAAGTGTTTCATCAGAAGATGCAGATATGTTACCAACAGCAGTTATATCCCCACCTGATGAAATATTACCATCTGCAGAAACAACACCACTTGCTGAAATATTACCCGTAGTAGTAACACTTGCAATAGATAGAGCAGTACTCGTAGATAATATTTCGTTTACAGTCCAAACCACATTAGCAGAACCGTCTACTGATTTACCAGTAGCACCAATAGTTATTGTTCTGGCTGTACCCCAATTGACAGTAGTTACATTAGCAGTACCATCAAAAGCTATACCGTTGATATTTCTGGCAGTAAACAGCTTAGTAGCACTAGCTGAATTACCAGAAATATCTCCTGTAATTTTTGTACCAGACAATGCAGTAATCCAAGTTGGATTTGAATAGGAACCAGTAGTATAAATACCATTGGTTACTGTCCCTGCATTGCCCGAAATGCTTATTGAGTACAAAGCTGATAAATCAACATATGCTGTACCGTTAAATTTCTGCCACTTATTACTAGCACTAGTCCACCTGATAGAACCAGTAGGTACATTAGTTGCTGTAATAACAGCGGGGTCAAGCCCCACTGCTAAATCATCAAACCTAGCATCTAGTTCAGTTACAAAGTTAGAATAAGTACTCGTAATCGTTGGCTTTAAATGATCTGCCATATTTTTAATATCCTTTAATAGACCAAGATGTTGTTGAACTTACTCTTGCACCAGAGTTATCAAATAAGTAAATTCTGAAAGATTGAGGGTACATTGAACAATTTCCAGTTGTGTCTACCGTGAACATTGTTACAGTGAAAGTATTAGTAGTATAACCAGTTACAGTATAAACACCCGGTAAGGCATTTCCTGAATTGATAAACAACTTTACATTCTGTCCTGTAATAAGACCGTGATTAGCAATACTTACTGTACATACATTAGAACTTACTGAATATGCGCCAGATACGAAAGCATCTTTAATATCATAAACAGAAATAACAGGTGTAGTAGCAGATGGAGATAAGTTAATACTTTGAACATCAATAAACTCTTTATTGAAATTTACAATTGTACCAAGAGAATCAGAGGAAGAAGCTGATATATTACCAGAATCACTTTTAAGTTTTGCATCAAGCCTCACTGACAATTGATTAATTTCATATAAACCTACATTTGTATCTTCAGTAACAGTAACTTTGATTTTCACATATCTGAAGTTTGTTCCAAATACATCAGTTACACCATTATAATCCACATAAGTAGAATTGTCAAGAGACAAACTTATCTGTGTAAAGACAATAGGTGATCCTGCAATTACCACACCATCAATAGTTAATACAACTCTACTTGAAGCAAGCGGTTGACCAAAATCAAACAATTCTTCATAGTATCCTGTACCACCAGAAGGTTGAATAAAGATTGGAAAACTAGCATCAACTTGATCCTGTGGTGTTACCCATGATCTTGTAGTAAAATGCTCTTCAAAAGTTTCAGTAGTATTTACAGGTAATGCTAATACACTGCCGTCAAAGCTAGCGAAAGATTTATCACCTGTAAATTGACTATTAAAATCAGCATGAAATATGAAATCAGGAGGTTCTGATACTGTTGTAGTAATTGAAACAGGAGTACTCTGAACACCTTCTGTATCAACAGCAGATAACCAGTAAGTAAATACACCACCTGTATTTTCAGTAACAGTAGTAAATGCTCCTTTCTTATCTCCAATAACAGTAGCACTATCCCAAACATCACCTTTCTTTACTAATATATGATCGATTGGTAAAGAAGTTCTAGTTGGCAATGTCCAATATAACATTACGTTATTATCAATGACTTGTGTCTTTAGATCATAAGGAGGATTAGGAGCAATTTTAGCAATAAGCTCAGAATAACCTGATGATTTATTACCATGATTGTCTACTGTTTTTACAGTAAATAATCTGTTACCGATCCAATCAGCGGGTAATGTAATACTATTAGCTTTGACTGTTCTTACTGTTGAATTATAACTAAGTTCATAATAATCAATATCAAACTCAGAGTTTGTTATGTCTACCCAACTTAAAGTAACAGTAGCACTTGTTAAAGCTGTATCTGCATATGAAAAATTAATATCAGTAATATTAGGAATAGCACTGGGTATAAAACTAATTACGCTGGATGTTAAACTATAATTACCTGAACTATCGACTGCTCTAATATAAAAAGTAGCAGAGCCGTTTGTAGCATAAGTAATAAATGCTTTTGTAGCATCGCCATAGAATACTCTTTTGAAACTTTCAAACCCCCATCCTGAATCTTCTGTACGTACTTCATAAGTAGAAACATCATACTCAGGATTAGGATGCCAAGATAGAAGTAATTGACCACTTGATTTATCACCAGAAACACTGAACTCAGTAACTTCAGATGGTGCGGTAGTCTTTCCCACAACCGTATGATTACTATATGGACTCCAGTTTCCTATCTTACCGTTACGACCAACATATCTCATTCTGATTTTATAAGTTTCATTTTCTTTTACATCAGTAATATTTGCAGATCCTTTTTGGAATGGTACAAACACTGAAGTAAAGTTAACTGAGGTATCTGACGATAATAAATCATATTGAACTTCTATATATTCTACAATGTTAGGTAAATTCGAAGCATTAAAATATGAAACATTAATGTTGTACTTAAAAATGCCTTTAGATACTCTTTCCATTACTGATTCATCGCTGACGAAACCTGTTATAACAGGTGTCTTTTCACCGAAACCTTGTACTTGTAAAGTGGGTGGTAAAGTAATCTGTGATTCAAATACTGTACTAGCACTTATTGTTGAATATTGAGTAAAGATATTATAATCTGAAGTTACACCATAATCAACCAAAACTATTCTAGCAGTATTATTAGCAGAAGGTTCTATACTCAAAACCATTAGATCTTGAGATTCTTGATTTAGTGCACCAAATAAGAATAAATCACCATTGTCCGCTTCATCAGTAGTTACTGAACTTGTCAAATCAATTATAGTATAGTAACCATCTTCAGTTTTAGCAGCAAGAGTTCTTGTGATTGAAACACCAGTCTTGCTTCTGAATCGAATAGTATATTGTGCATTTGCTTGGATAGGAACATCTTCATCTAATTCAAATTGTGTGCTAGATAATCTATTTTTAATCCTACCTGAACCTAATCCCCACATTGGAATATCATGCATTACTTTTACACGATCTCCACGATTACACACTAGATATTCAATATCTGATTCTAGAGTATAAATTTCAGGACGTAATTTCATCTGAGCAAGATGCCAACGAGCATGATCAATTACTAGTGAACTTTTAGTAACACCCGGAAGAGTAATACTTTCAAATAGACTTGAGTTTAAGGCCGTCTTACCAAGCTCATAAACAATTATCTCAGCTTCTTGATAATCTTTGTCTTGATCGTAATAAGTAATACGTAAACCATCAGGACGCTTTGGTAAAGATTTCACACCTTCAAAGTTCCAGCTATTATGAGGTGTAAAATGCTGAACAACATTAGGTTTCACTTCATCAATAACTACTGTCCATTTTCCATCTATCAGTGCAGGACTTGCTCGACCAGCAGCACACACATCTCTGATCACTTCTAAAACACTTCTGGCATCACCCAATACGCTGTTGTATTCAAAACCTTTAGTCTGACAGTAATCATAAAAATACTGCAATTGAGTTAGGTTAATCTGAGAATCAGCATTTGTAATCTTACGAGGATTGGCAGGGTGTTCTAGTATATAACGCATCAAAGCTGCTGGGTTACTTGTAGTCCCATCCGCCCATGCTGTTCCATTCCACACTTTACACCATGTTTGAACAATTGCACTGATGCCTTCAATATTACCATTCAGTTGATCAGTAGCTTTAATTTTAAAAGCAGTCTTTGCAATCTTAGCTCCGACAGGATCAACAGCAGGACTTGCATTTCTTAAGAAAGTTACATTCTGTAGAACAGATGTAAAGTAATATCTATTTTCAGGGTTATCTTCAGTATTATCACCAGTTTCTCTTCGAACTCTAACAAGCATTTGATTGAAACTCAAACTACTATAAGTCTTAGTGAATGTGAATCCGTCTTTCTTAGGTGAATCACCACCAATTACAAACGCTTCTAATAATTGCCAAGTGCTACCGTTATCAGTAGAATACTCTGCTCTAAAAGATACAGAAGTTGCAAAAGAATCTCCTGCACCTTCACCTTTTGCTTTAATTCTTCTCAATCCTTGTGGGAAATGCAAAGCTAAAGTAACTGAATTAACAGTTTCTGTTGTTGCTGCTTCAAACCAAGGGCCGGGAGTTACGCTACTTTCAGGATTACCATCACAAGTTAATTCTACAGCAGTATTTACTTGAGTAACATCTTTACCATAAATAGCATCGAAATTTGTTTTTACTTCTTCAGTAGGTTCAGTCTTACGATCTAATGTAATTTTTGTTACATCGGTAAAACTAGACAAAGGTACTTCACCAATTTTATAACTAGTATCATCAATGCTGAGTGGGCCGTATCCCCATATTAATAGCATTGATAAATAACTATCTCTTTCATTTTCATAAGTCAGAAAGTTATTGCTACCAAGCAAAGGAGTAATTCGCATCTTACCTAAAATAACAGGAACAGCACCGTATGGATTAACTCGGTTTGCACCACCGTTGACCATTAATTGACGTTCTGCTGAACCGGGATCTTTCTGAGAACCACCACCAGCAGGAGGTCTAATAGGAGCAACAGCATTGACTAACGCAGAACCCACAAGAATAGCACCTGCGTAAGCAGCGCCATATACAGCAGCAGAACCTGCAATCGTAGCACCAGCAGTACCCATATAAGCAAATTCAGCATAACCCGCAAGATAAGGTGCGAAATACATTACAGCAAATAAGGCAATCATTCTAAAAGTATCACCACCTTTAGGAACTGCTCTGTATTCTAAAGTGTCACCTTCTTTAATTATTGTAGTTTCCCAATCCTCTTCTTTTATTACCCTACCATTAAAAATGATAGTGATTTTACTTTTAAGTTCTGGTGCAATATTGTATTCTTTAGTAAGACCTTCAGCCATAGCTTTTAGGTTTGTACCAACAGGAACAGGAATGGTATAACGCTCAGTTCTCAACGGGTGAGGTACTGCGTTTAATACAGCATTCTTTTTCTCAGTGTATTTGAAAAATCCAGTAATTCTTTTAGACCACTTGGCATTGTCAAAAGATTCAATTACACTGTCTCTGCCTTCACGAACGTGCAAGAAGTGCGAACTATCAATAACAATACCAATGTGTGATTCAATTCCCATCATTCGGAATAAAACAACATCACCTTCACTCGGTTGATCTATAGTTTCCCAACCTTCTTTATATTGCGCAAATAAATCTTGAATTCTGGTATTATCATCAGCATCATAATCTGCAGTAAAGCTTGGTAGATCAATCTTGTATTCATTCTTATAGATTAATCGCACAAGACCATAACAATCTAAACCACTAATATCCCTACCTTTCTCAGCGTAAGGAATACCTATATATTTTTCAAAATTCATAATATTCCTTTAAAACATACCGGGGAAAAAACTAGGCGTAAACGAATGCATCGGAAAAGGTTCTCGTTCATAATCAATCATTGCCAAATCTGCTGTTACTGAATCTTTATTATAACTAAAGTTATTTATATAAAAATCAGAGAAAGAAACTTCTACCACATCTGGTGTTTTAGTCAGTACTAGTTCTAGTTTAATTCTAGGAGGTGCAGTTATAGTTCTGATGATAGGAGTTAAATGCCTAGTCACATCGTGCATTACAATTGAACATCTTGGAGCTTGTGCTTCATCTTCAGAAGGCAATGATATCTGCATTGGAATAAAAGTATAATCAAAACTGTTACTCGTTACACCGTATATTACTTCTGAGTCATTCTCAGAGATTCTTTTAGTAAAACCATCTGCTAATCTTACAAGCACTTCCGATTCATTTAGAGGATTGTATACTGTCAATAAGATAAGTAAGTCATCATCTGCATCTGGAGAGAACACTGCTTTCAGTGCATCTGGTGACATGGAAGTTAATCTACTCAAGGTAACACCTCCAATTGTAAAGAAACTTGCCAATAATCAGGTAGCAAATAATTCGTAGAATACATCGCACCGTCACCTTGAGGTATCATCCTGACTTCAACAACAGCCAATGTTCTTGGATGAGTGAAACCAAAGCGAGTAACACCTCTTAGTGTATCTTGAATAAACACACGAAGAATCTCAACTTGTGCTGTAGACATATCAAACATTACATTTAATCTATCAGGGCGTTGAGATCTTCTGCGTTGTTTTGCAGGGCCAAGATCAGGTTGTGTACGGATAACCATAACACCACTCGTTTCAGAGTAATTGCTCAATGGCATTTGCGGTAAAGCAGGAGGCCATATTACTGAATAAGCCATGAATTATCTCCTAATTAATTGAGGTTGTAAACCGAATGTTGATTTGATTGATTTCTGAGAAGCACTACCACTGCGTGAAATTTCACCAGCAGTCATATCACCAATTACAACTTCAATCTTGCGATTACCTTTTGAATCAGTTGTTTCACTTGTGGTGGCTTGAGAGCTACTGTTGTTGATAACATTCACAGAAACATTACCAGAAGAACCACCAGAAGCAACCACGCCTAGAGAACCATCAGAACCCCTACGTAGAGGCATAATAGCTTCAGGGCCAGCTTCACCCATCATACCAGTACCTTTAGCGAACTTGAACAGTGTAGGAGAGTCAACAACTGAGTTGCTGAATGAACCACCTTTAGCGAATGCTTGAATGCCACCCGAACCAAAAGAACCACCATTTGCAAAACCAAACATTGATGCTGCAGCAGACATGATACCTGAACTACCACCAGCGGCGTTATACATGTTGGACATAGCCATTTGCATTTCAAGTTTAATCAAACCCACAATCATGGAATTAACCATCTCTGAGAATGATGTTTTACCTGTTAAAGCAAAGTCAATAATTGCATCGCCCATTCCTTTGAATAGATCTTCAAAAGCTGTACTATAGGCTTGATTGCGTTTAGCCGAATCAGTTAGTAAATATTGCTCTCTGTCATAAACTTCTTGTGCAAGAGCTTTGCGCTTATTAGCTTCTTCTTTACGCATGTTAGTTTCTTGAAGAGTAACTTCAGTTCCTGCATCAGAAATTTGCTTATTGTAAAGTGCATCTGCATCTGCTATTTTTTTCCTATAATCAGATAGATTCTTAATAGAAGATTTTTCATCTGCTGTTTTGAAGTCACCACCGTATTGCTCGGCAACTACAGCACGTTCAGCGTCAATACCTGCAATTGCTTTAGCACTATCAATTTGAGCAGCAGCAAATGCTTTTGCTCTAGGTGTAGTGTTATAAAGCTTGTTAAGTAATTCAGTGTACTTTTCTAGTGAAATATTACCATCTACGTAAGCGTTGTCCAATTGCGTCAGTGTGCTGTAATATTCTTTACCTAGACCATCTACTTTTCCTGTAATTACAGCAATGGCTTCTAATTGTTTTTGTCTATCTTTTTCAGCAGTAACTAAAATTTCATTAGCACTCGCAGCATCATATAATGCAGCAACTTGTTGTCGAATAACTTCAGGTACTTTTGACCACAATGGATCGGCGCGTAATTTATTCAAAGCTGTTTCAGATTTAGTCAAATGATCTAAAGCACCAAACTGTTCTAAATAGGCTTTTGTAGATTGTTCAACAATGTTTTTCGAATAATTCTCTAAAGCATTAGCATCTGATTTTAATTTATTAGCGTCTTCGTCTCTCTTCTTTTTGTTCTTATCAAACTCGATAGCTTTTACAGCATTGTTTGCTTTTTCTACCGCTAATTCGTTTTCTGCACGAATTTCTTTTGCAATAGTTCGAACTATGCGTTCAGCAGCTTCTAATTGTTGTGATTCNAATGCNTTTACNTCTGCTCCTTCNGGAACCAAAGATCTCAATCTATCTGCCTCTGCAATAGCTTTAAGAATCTCAGAAATATTGTCTCTACGACCAATACCCATAATTGATTCCCAAGTCTTATCCCAGACTTTACCAAGATAGATACCAAGCTGTGTAATTGTACCAAAGTTTTCGACAGTTCTATCAGCAGCTTCTTTACCCGCATCGGCATAAGCTTTAGTTGCAAGTTTAGCAGCTTCAATAGAATTACCTGCTCTTTCATAAGCATCCACTTGCTTTAGAATTTCAACAGGTATTGTACCTAACTGAATCGCTAACTTAGTCAATGATTCTGTTGGTTTTTCCTGCAGTTCTTTAAACTTCTTTACTGTATCTGCAATTGGGATGTCAAAAGCATTCTTCATTGCTTCAGCGGTGGTAGCAACCATTTCTAAACTGTCGGAACTCATTCCACCAGCTTTAGCCATTTCAGTTAAAACTTCAAGGGCATTGCCAGTACTTACTCCAAACTGATTCATTGCTCTAGCAGAATTATAAGCCATGTCTAAAGTCAAGCCCATAGCAGCACCAGTAAGATTTAATGCTCTATTCAAAGCATTCTCTTCTTTTATTACTTTATTAAAAGCTACACCTAATGCAATAAAACCAGCAAGTGCTGCAAAAACAGCTACTCCAACAACCCCTGTAATTATAGCACCCATTGCCAAGAAGGTTTTCATTAGAACACCACTCGAACCAGCTAACAATGCCAACTGATATCGCATGTATTCTAGGACTTTTGAAGTACCTGTAATTTGCATTGCAAAATTAGTAATTGCTTTTCCAGAACCAACTATAGCATTTACAAATACTTGACCTATCGCAAGACCAACATCCTGAACACTGCTGACCATACTAGCAGCGGCTTTAGTAAGCATCTTACCCATGTCCGCACCAGCTACACCAGCTAACGCGAACTGATCTCGCAACTGACCACCCTGCTGAACTAAGACTGTCATTGGAGATTGACCTGAGTATAGACCAACGAAAACGTCAGTAATCTGTGGGCCCAATGCTCTAGAGAGATAGTCAACTTGACGATCGCCACCAGCTTTTTGTATACTTTGTAAACTTCTCTTGTATTTTTCTAAAGATATGATTTGTTGTTCAGCGGTTTGACCTGACAATTTCAAAGCTTTTTCAAACTTGATAATCTTATTATTAGTAGCAGTTGTAATATTACCACCAGAATCAGTCAGTCGGTTAACTCTCTCTAATTCATCAGACATATAAGAACTTGCTTTTGCAGCATCATCTTGTACTTTGATCTGAGATTTCATTTCATTTGTACGAGTAGCATTGGCTTGATTGATACTTACACTTTTCTGAATCAATGAATCATACTCAGAAGCAAGACCTTTTATGTCTCTGCCTTCAATACCATACAAAGTAATCAATCGTTCTTTTTCACGAGATAGATCAACCATTTGCTTTTCTGTCAAACCTAAATTCTTATTGAATAAAGAAGTTACTTCATTACTTGTCTTGTATTCATTTTTAAGCTTCTGCATCAAACCAATACTTTTATCGAAAGGATCTCCACCGATTAAAGCTCTTTGTGTTTTAAGCGTATTGTTCAACTGAAGCATGTCATCATCTAATGCACCAGCAGCTTTAGCTGTGGCTAGAATAGATGATTGACCTTTTGAATTACCTTGAGCCATGTACTCAAGAATTAAATTCTGACGCTCTAACATACTGGTTGACTTACCAGTTGATTCAGTTGATTTATCTTGTGCTTGTTGTAGTTTTACTTGAGCTAAGGCAGCTTTAGCAGCAACCTCTTCAGCTTTGGATAATTCTTTGTTAGTCTTTGCAGATTCCTTAGATAGATCCTGCATTGGTTTATTTAGTTTATTTACTGCAGTACCTAGCTCTGCTATTTTTTTCGCAGCATCTTCTAAAGATGATGTGTTTACTACGAATTTTAATTCCGAAAGTTCCATTTCAATTTCTCCTGTTATGGACGTAATTCTATGTTTATAAACCATACAGATTCACAAACATAGAAGCCCTCGTTAGAAGGCCACTACGTCATTTCTTAGATGCTTTCTTTCGCTCTGCTTCAGCTTCTTTTGAATAAGAGTTCATAGCTTCATTATCAATTCTTTTGATCAATTGTAATTCCCACTCTTCAATATCAATACCTATCAGATCAATGTATGCTTTAATATCTGAATAGGACAAAGGGTTAACACCGAAACCGTTAGAAGATCTGGCATTATTTAGATCAATAAACCATTTCCAAACCTGATTACAAGATTCTGGAAGTTCTTTTAACTCTTCTAATTCTTTTGGTTTTATACCAGTTTGTCTCCATACTGAATTAAGCTGATCACGCAAGGAACCTGAGTTACCCAATTTTCTACTGAGTTCAAATTCCTGTTTAGCAAAAGCTACTGCATCCTCTAACTCTTCTTCAGCGAAAGTTTAACAGTTGACCTGCTTCCTCCATTACAGCATCTTTGATCCAAGA